GGGTGCTCAGTACCGCTTTGGTACCGTTCGCAGTTTCTACGCAAGTTTTGACGATTCAGGGGGTGTCAGTTGGGCAGACGTGGGCCACTTCCAATGACCAAAGAAGAAGCCGTTTTGGGCGGAAATGCTGGTAAAAGGCCTCTGCCTGCGTCAAAGAAGCCTTTTGTGCCGCCTAGCCTGGAATGCCCTGATTGGGTTTCAGATGTCGCTAAAGCGTTCTGGGCTCGGGAAGTGCCGGGCATGATCGAACGTGAGGTAGTAGGCAATAGCGACTGGTCAGCATTGGTAATTCTCGCCCAGGCATGGGCAGAAATGCAGATTGCAACCGATACACTGAACAAAGAGGGCCGTATTTACATCGGGCACAATGGGACAAAATGTACCCATCCTTGTGTGAAGATGCAGACGGCGGCAATGAAGATCGTCAACTCGATCATGGCCCAATTCGGCATGCAGCCGACGACCAGGGCGAGGCTTCCAGTGGTTGAGCCGCCATCAGTTGCGGATCAGGTGGATCAAGACCCGTATTCGGAGTTTCGCAACGGCTAATAAAGGGCAGCGTGGATAATCTCCACCATGCACCCAGCCGAAAAATACTGTCAAGACATTCTCAGTGGAAATATCGCAGCCTGCGAATGGGTAAAGCTCGCATGCCAAAGGCAGGTCGATGATCTTACTCGGGTAGGCGTTGACCCCAAGTTCAAGTGGACGTTTTCTGAAGCTCGCGCCTGTCGGGTCATCAACTTCTTCAAATACTGTCGCCATACTGAGGGCGAATGGGCAGGACAGCCTATCGAGTTATCGCCTGCCGATCAGTTTATGCTCTGGGTGGTGTACGGGTGGATCGACGATGAGGGCCAGCGACGGTATCGTGAAGTCTACGAAGAGAAGGGCAGGAAGAACGCCAAAACTACCAAGCTGGCCGGGTTGGCGTTGTATCACCTGGACGCAGACGGCGAGGAAGGCGCTCGGGTATTCTGTGCAGCAACGAAGTTAGATCAGGCCAGGCTGCTGCATACTGCTGCTACGAACATGGTGAGGCGCTCGCCGTCGCTTCGCAAACGCATCAAACCACTGAAAGACAACCTGCACGTTGTCGATACCTACTCGAAGTTTGAGCCTCTTGGCGGCGAATCTGAAACCCTGGACGGCTTGAACGTCTCAGCAGGCTTGCTTGATGAACTTCATGCCCATGTTTCCGGCGAATTGAAAGACATTATCGAAACGGCGATGGGTTCTCGTCGTCAACCGCTGCTCTGGTCAATCACGACCGCAGGAAAGAGGCGGGAAGGTGTTTGTTGGGAAACTCGACAATATGCCATCGAGGTTTTGAAGTCTGCGGGCCGGGGCGAACCGATCGACGACACTTTCGCAGCCTTCATCTACTGCATCGATGAGGGTGACGATGTTTTCGATGAAGCTAACTGGATAAAAGCGAATCCTAACCTTCATATTAGTGTGAAAATCGCTGATATGAGGCGGCTGGCGAACAAAGCGAAGGCCAGTTTACGGGTAAAAGCTGCGTTTATGCGGCTGCGGCTGGGTGTTTGGACGGGCGAAAGTGACAAGGCGATCAGCGAACAGGCATGGAAAGCATGTGCAGCGTCAGTCAATTTCGACTTTTTGAAGCGGAAAAAGGCCCGTTGCTGGCTGGGTTTTGACCTTTCTAGCCGCATTGACATCACTGCTTTAGTGCAATTCTTCCCCAATCGTGGCGGTTTCGATGTTGTTCCTCACTTCTGGATTCCCGAGGACAGCATTGAAGAGCGGGAAATGGCGAACAAAGACCTGATTATTCGCTGGGTGAATGCCGGCTACATCAAAACGACGCCGGGAAACATCGTCCGCTACTCATTCGTCAGGAAACAGATTCGCGCGATCGCCAAAGAGTACCGAGTTCAGGAAATCGCCGGGGACGCCTGGAACGCAACCCAGTTCATGACCCAGCTCGAAGAGGACGGCTTCAACGTGTGGGCCATCCCGCAGACGATCCGTGCCCTGGCCCATCCAACCAAAGAGTTCGAGGGAATGATCGTCGATAAACGCCTGCGCCATGGCGGGCATCCTGTTCTTGAGTGGATGGCGATGAACTTGAACTGGAAGGAAGACGAGAGCGGCAATATCCGGCCATCCAAAAAGAGGAGTTCAGGTAAGATCGACGGCATCATGGCTACCATCAATTGCGTTGCGCGATGGCTGGAACGCAATAACACCGATGGGCCAAAAAGCGATCCTAACCGCAACTGTGGCTTCAAGCTGGAATCGATATGAGCTTTGGCGGCACGCTTTCAACTGACTACCTGCCTGCTACTCGGTTGCCGGTTTCTCGCAACATGGAGAACCCCAACGATCCGCTTGACCCCGATTCAGACGATGGCGATAGCAGCCTCACAAGTTTCTGGGGTGGTAGCTCGACTTCAGAAACCGGGGCAAAGGTCACTCGCAAAGCGGCTCTTGGATACTCGCCTTATTTTCGGGCTGTCTCGCTCATCAGTGGCGACGCTGGCCGATGCCCGCTGTTTGTCTACCGCAAAGTTGATGAAGAGTATGGCGAAGGCAAAGAGAAAGCCAACGACCACCCTGCGTATAAGCTGCTCCGACGACGGCCAAACAGCTACATGACGGCCAACGTGTGGAAAGAAACAATGTTTCTCCATGCGTGTGACAAGGGCAATGCTTATTCGTACATCCTGCGAAAAGGCGATGCGCTGGCAGGAGAGCCAACCGAGCTACTTCCCCTCGATCCTGATTGCACTTGGCCAGTTCGAGTTAATGGCCAGATGTGGTATGTGAACCAATCGCAAGGAAAGATGGTGAAAATCCCGGCCTGCAACATCCTTCACATCAAGGGCATCAGTTGGGACGGGCTTTCCGGCATGGGTTGGCGAGAGATCGGCAAGGAAACGCTTGGGCTTGGCATCGCTTCCCGCAAGTTCAGCAGCCGGTTCTATAAGCGTGGTGCTGTTCCCTCGGTTGTGCTCGAAGCTCCTGGCAAGATGACGCCGAAAGTATCCCGCCAACTTCGCAGGGATTGGGAACGGCTCCAGACCGGCCTTGAGAACATGCACGCTACCGCAGTTCTTCAGCAAGGCACAAAAGCGCACACCCTTAGTCAGAACGCGCGTGACTCGCAGATGGCTGAGATGCAGATGTTCAATGTGCGAATGGTCAGCACGTTGACCGGCGTTCCTCCACACAAGCTCGGTGACAATACCAGGGCGGCTTACAACTCACTCGAACAAGAGAACCAAAGCTACCTCGATGATGCCTTAGACCATTGGTTGGTGCGATTCGAGGAAGAGTGTGAAGACAAGCTCTTGACCGAGAAAGAGAAAGACAGCGAAGAGTTCTGCATCGAGTTCAACCGGAAAATCTTCGTTCAAGCGAATCTGGCGGCACGGTTTGCAGCCTATGGCATCGCCAAGCAAAACCGGCTCATGACCTCGAATGAGATTCGAGCGATTGAAAACCTGAACCCAAGGCCTGACGGGGATGATCTCGATGACACCGCCCAGGTGCAACAACCCAAGCCTGACAACGAACCCGATGGTGCTGCCGATGGCACCGAACCAAATCAGGTTCCTGCAAAGGCAAAACAGAAACAGCCAGTTGATGGAGAAGCCGATGCGTAAGATTCTGCGTTCTTTCGTTCCTGCCTCGGTTCAACCCGTCAAGTTGGAGAAGCGGGCAGACGGCCAACTGCCACTCATCACCGGGTATGGTGCTGTCTTCTACCAGGAAGGGCGAGACGGAACCGAATACTGGCTTTGGGATTCGTTCGTTGAGCGCATCGACCGTTCGGCTTTCAACCGCTCTGTGAAAGAGGATGACGTTCGAGGGCTGATGAATCACGATCCCAACATGTTGCTCGGGCGCACCAGCTCCAAGACCATGCGGCTTTCGGTCGATGAGGTTGGCTTGCGGTACGAAATCGAACCGCCTGACACCCAAGCCGGGCGGGATACGGTCGAATCCATCAAGCGTGGCGATCTCACCGGCTCTTCTTTTAGCTTCTCGATTCTCGAAGAGCGATGGAAACAGGATGACAGCAACGGGAGAACGGTCAGCATCAGAACTTTGATGGATGTTCAGACCTACGACGTTGGCCCTGTGACATTCCCCGCATACGAGGCGACGACCACCGGCGTTCGGCACCTTCGCTGCATCGGTGACGACCGAGAGACAGAGGCCAAGGAAGCCATCGAGCGAATGAAGGTCAAGGTCGAACCGGCCAGCATCCTCACTCTCGACATGATCGAGGCCCGCGCTCGGGTGGTTGCCATCACTTCGGGGCTGGCTCGATCCAGGGCTTAACGGTGCGGAAAAAAACCGCACCGTTGGGGCTTCTGGAAACTTTTTTGGAACTTTTTCGGAGATTTTTTCCAATGGGACTTTCGGTCACTGCTTTGAAGTCTCAGCTTGACGCATCGGGGCTTGGCGACATCGCCCTTGATGCTGCTGCGATTACCGTTCACGACTCCACCGCTGACCCCGCTGGCCCGTTCAAAGCCCTCTGGGTTGGTGCCACTGGCGACATCAAAATCAACACAATTGCCGGAAATGACGTTGTTTTTAAGTCAGTGCCGGTTGGCTTCTTCAAAGTGGCCTGCTTGCGAATCTGGTCAACAGGAACCACCGTCACCACTCCCAACACCAACATCGTGGGGCTGAAGTAAGCCTTGCCAACTCGATCCAATGCCGCTGAAGAAGTGCTCATCTACCTGCTGAAAAGCAATGGCGATGTGGCGGATATGGTGCGCGCTGGCGAAGAAACCCTTATTTTCCCCGACCAATTGCCAAAAAAATGGAAGGGAAAAACTTCCATCGTCACAGAAATGCAATCGGATCGACGGCAACGGCTGCTTGCCGGGGCAGAAACGGGGCTCGTTCATACTCGATTTACCATCTATTGCATCGACCGCAACCGAACAAAAAGCCGTCTTCTGGCCCAGGTGGTGCGTTCTGCACTGCATAACCAGAGTGGCCATGTTGCTGGCGTGACAGTTCGACAGACTTTCGTTCCTGATGGCGAGCGTGATGAGTCAGCGCCAAGTGTTGACGGCGACGAAACCCCCGAACGTGCCCGCGCTCTTGATTGCATCGTTCACTACTTGGGCGATGCAACCGCAGGATCAGCGAACGGCTCGACTACCAGTGCTTTTGGCTATTTCGGCCAGTATTTTGGGGGTGGAACATGATACCTGCCCTCGTTACGACACTTTCAGGACGGCGCAGGCGTGCATTAAGCAACCCATTATCGACCGGATTAGTCGGACAGTGGAAATGCAATGAAGCTAGTGGGGCATTGCTTGATTCGAGCGGAAACGGCCTCGATCTGACAGCAGTTAATTCGCCGGGGGCAGGAACTGGCGTTATAAGCGGTTGCCGAACATTTGTAAAAGCCTCGAACCAATACTTTACTCGCAATGATGAGACGAAACTAAGAAGGGATAAGGACTTCACTATTTCTTTCTGGTGGAAATATCCAGGGTCTGAATTCGCCCATTTAATTTGCAAGCGAAGCGGAGGATCAGTCGAGTTTCTGATTTATCAGGCTCTCGCTGGGAACTTAAATTGGTTTGGGCCTTGGGGGGACGTAAGCTATGTCACCATATCAAGCCCATCGGTGGGAACGTGGTACAACATTATCACGACATGGAACAACACTACCAAAGTCGTCACCTCGATTGTGAATAACGGAACGCCTAACGTCCTTTCCCCACGGTCTACGGCAATAACAGGAACCACTGCTAAGTTTCAAATAGGGAACTCAAACGACGGAACAGGCGATGCTGCTGACGCTAGTTTAGACATCATTCAAATGTGGGATCGAATCTTAACTGCTGGTGAAATTACTGCGGTTTACAATGGCGGTGCGGGAGTAGAGCTATGACCCTGGCTGGACTACAGAATGGTATCGATACGGTCATGGCCAATAAATGGGCTCAGATCGTCACGATTCAGAACAATTTCAAGTCAAGCCATTCCACATATTGGCAGGGCTGTGAACTCTGCTCGTCGATTCCAGCAGACGGTGCAGTTGCCACGACAGGCAAAGCGGCAACGGTGATTCGAGCAGGATTCCCGAATTGGAACAAGACGGGAATCCTTGCATTGCTTGGCACGCTCAACTGTTCTCTTCGCTGCGATGAGTACATCATGCCAGATGGCACTGCTGGATTCGTAATCACAATAACCTTTATTTGGGCTGGTAATACTTGGGTTAAAAGCTGGCAGAATGGCCCTGATGCTTCCTTTGCCAGAAACTGGACACAACTCACCCCGATAGGTGGCTAATGGGCTGCGAAATCAAGCAATCGACCTCGGTTAAGAATCTCACTTTTCCCATGTACTTAACGGGAACCAACACACTTGCCACTGGCAAGACAGTTACGGTTCAACTGATGAAAAACGGTGCCGACTTTGTAGTTGCATCGGGGGCAGTGACAGAGGGACAGCTACCCAGTTCAGGCGGGGCCAGCGGCGTGTATTCGCTCGCTGGAAACACCACAGACAGTAACACTCTTGGGCTGATGATCCTTAAGGCAACAGCATCAGGATGCGATCCAACCATCCAGGAGTACAACGTCACTAAAATGGATGACCAAGACGCCAACGCAGGTGGCCTTGCTCGTCTCGATGCTTCCATATCGTCTCGCATGGCGACGTTCTCAGTGCCTACGAACTTTTCGGCATTGGCGATCACTTCGGGCGGCTCGGTCACTGTCGGCACGAATAGCGACAAAACAGGCTACTCCCTGAGTAGCACGCAGACTTTCAACAACACCGGAACCTGGACAGGAAACATCGTCGGTACCCTGTCAACGCTTACCACTTACACCGGCAATACTCCGCAGACTGGCGACGCTTTTTCCCGCCTCGGAGCACCTGCCGGGGCAAGCCATGCAGCCGATGTTGCCGCTGTGAAGACGGATACCGCAGCCGTGAAGACTCAAACGGACAAGCTCACTTACAACGGAAGCAATCAAGTCTACGCAGACATTCGCGCCTTGTGGGGCGCTCAGACGATCTTGAGCACCGATCGCGCACCAGGGCTTGGCTAATTCGTGCGCCAAAAACCGCAGCATAGAAACTCATGCCTGACTCTTACAACGAGGTCAGGCCATGCCGAAGCTGAAGCAAATCAAAAGTACACACGCTCGCAATTCTCAAGTCATCAAAGCCGAGCGGCTGGAACTCGCCAAGAAAATCGAGCAACTGCGAAACGGTCTGACCCCCGAAAAGCCCAGCTTCACCACTGAAGAGCGGGCTAACTGGGACAAGCTGAACAAAGACTACGACGGCCTTGAAGATCAGCTCAAGGTTGCCGAGCGTGCCGAATCCATCGAGGCAGAGAACGCCAAAGTGGAAGACCACGGAATCGGTCGAGACAACTTCCTTCCCGAAGAGTTGCGGCATCTCGCCAAGAAGCACAAGCGGGAAGCACTGGCCGAACAGTATGGCCCCGAAGCCCGCGCCAACGACCAGAATACCGCAATGCAGGCTTGGCTGCGTCATCAGTCAGGCCTGGAACTCAAGAAACGGCATGTTCTCGCCTGCAAGCGAACTGGCCTGAATCCCACCAGCCGCAACCTCGACATCAAGTTGGCCAACATCACCGAACTGCATCGGATGCAGGAACGCTATCGCAACGCTCGACAGGGCGAGCAGCGATGGGGCCAAGGTGCAGGCAACAACGGCGGCTTCATCACTACCCCTGCTTTCGTGACCAATCTCGAACGTGCCATGCTGGACTATTCCGGCGTGATGCAGGTTGCCGAGATCATCCAGACCAGCGATGGCAATGAACTCCGCTGGCCGATGGCTGATGATACCGGCAACAAGGGCGCTCGGTTGTCTGCAAACACCGCTGCGACTACCGATACATCGACTCCCTGGAAGCGAAAAACATGGTACGCCTACAAGTACCACAGCAAGAACATCCTCGTCGAACAGGAACTCTTGGAAGATAACGCCATCAACCTCGCCTCAATCATCCCTGAGATGCTAGGCGAACGTATCGGTCGTATCTTCAACGACGAGGCCACGACTGGCGACGGTGCCGAGCAGCCTGAAGGCATCATGACCAACGTTACGACCGGCACCACAACGGCATCAACAACCGCTGTGACCGCTTCGGAACTTGTTACCTTCCAACATACCGTTGACCCCGCCTACCGAACCAATGCCCGCTGGATGATGCACGACAGCATCCTGGCACAATTCCGACAACTGAAGGACTCGCAGAACCGATTCCTGTGGATGTCAAGCCTTTCTGACGGCGTGCCTGATCGGCTCTTGGGCTATCCCATCAGCCTGAATCAGTCGATGGATTCAGCTTTGACCGCTACCAAGCAAGTGGCGATCTTTGGCGACCTCAGCAAGATCAAGGTTCGGCGTGTCAACTCGATGCGTATGTACCGCTTGCAGGAACGCTACCGAGATCAAGACGCCGACGCTTTCCTGGCGTTCGTTCGCCTTGATTCCAAGGTTCTGGACGCCGGAACTCACCCATTCAAACAGCTTTTGATGCACGCTTAATGAGCACTGAAAACAAGCCCAGCGGGGAGGTTCAATCCCCGCCTCGAATCATCCGAACCGCTGCCTTGCAACCAATACGCCGGGCAGTGGCTTATCCGAAGCCACGACAACCAGCAGGGAAACCCAAGCCATGAATCTTTCGCCTCGCGTAAAAACGATTCTGAACAACAATGCTGCGTCTGCTGGCACGTCAACCATCACTGGCTCGACGATTGACATGAAAGGCTTTCGTGGTTGCCTTGTCATCGCCAACCTCGGAGCCTGCACCGATACCGCTGTGCCCTGGCTGAAGGTGCTGGAAGGCACTGATTCGGGCGGCTCTGGTGCTACTGCCATCGCTGGCACGTCTGCCCAGGCAACGGCATCAAGCGGCAACTTGGATAACAAGTTGGTCATCGTCGATGTCTACCGCCCTGCCTACCGCTACCTGACTCCTCAGTTGCTTCGCACAACCGCCAACGTCGTGCTTAACAACATCATCGCCATCCTATATGACCCGATTGATGAACCAATCACCGCAAGCACAACCGTTCTGACCACGACGGCGCTTACCGAACCTGCTTAATGAGGGTTCGGCATGAACCTGGAATTGCTGTCAGTATCGAATGCGGACATCTTGCCTGTTAGCGAGATGTCCGCTTTCTTGCGCGTTGATGATCCTACCCAGAATAGCCTGATTCAATCGCTGGTCAAAGCATCCATTACGACCTTTCAAGAGTACACCGGGCGACAACTACTCACCGCTTCGTACAAGCTCACCAAGCGAAACTTCCCCAGGTATCGGCGCGATCGTGGCGCAGGCCATCCCCAGGCCATCCTGATCCCTAAACCGCCTTTCGTGTCGATTACCAGCGTCGGCTACTATGCCACGGCTGGAACGCTCACCTATCTGACCGAGACGACGAACTACCAGATAGTGAAGGGGGAACTGTTCCGAGAGCTCTGGCCCGCCCCAGGAACCGCATGGCCGTTCGTTCAGCCGGGATTGGCCAATGGTGTCGAAGTTATCTTTACCTGCGGCTACGGCATCACCAGGGCTTCTATTGACGAGCAATTGATCCACTCGCTCAAGGTTCTGTCTGCTCACTGGTACGAAAACCGAGAGACGGGCGATATTCCTGATTTCGTGCTGAATCTGTGGCAGCAGTGGAGCACAGGGGAGCAAGCCTAACATGGCCGACTTGCTTTCCAAAGCTGCTGACTTTCGTGACCGGGTGACGATCCAACACAATACCGGGGAGCAAGACCCTACGACGTTGGAAGCCATCAACGACGACACCGTTTGGCCTACCGAGTGCGAAACGTGGGCCGATGTTCAAACGCTGTCAGGCCGTGACTATGTGACGACGAATCAACAGGGCTATGTAGCGACTCACCGGGTATTCATGCGGTTCCGGGCTGGAATCAAGCCGCTGAATACCCGGTTGATTTATGACGGCGTAAAGCTCTACGTCGTGCATGTCAACAACATGCTGGGCAAGAATGCTAAGCTCGAGTTGCTCTGTCGGTCTGATGCTCCACCGGGAGTGTAGCGAATGGCCTTCAAAATTAGCGCCAAGATCGACGGGGCCGAAAAGCTGGTCGAGATTCTGCGTAAATTGCCCCCAGTGATTGCCCGTCGATGTCTCCGGCCAGCCTTAAACATGGAAGGCACCAGGGTTCTGAAAGCGGCAAAGCAGAACGTACCGACCCAGACCAAGTTGCTCAAGAAATCACTCGGCAAAAAGACCAAGACCTACCCCAAGACGAACGCTGTCGTCGTCATTGTTGGCCCGCGCAAGGGGTTCGCCCAGGTCATCGACGGCAAGAAGCGCAACCCCGTCATGTACGCTCATCTGGTGGAGTTCGGGGCGAAACCGCATTGGCTTGGGAAGAAGAAGTTTCTAGGCATCTCCTACGGGCGAAAAAAGAATAACTACGTCCCCAGAATGCACCCTGGCTCACCAGCACAAAAGCCGATGACGAAAGCAGCGAAGGCTTCTCTTGTGGGGGCATACACTCGCATCAAGGCCCGAATGAGTCAGGAGCTAGACAAGCTCGTTGCTAGCGGGAAGTACACGCTGCCATCGGCTGAGAGTGAGGACAGCGAAAGTTAGGCACGCCATCGGTGCTGACACTTTTTGCAGTGCCATTCTCGGGGGAGGAATACGCCAACAATTAAACCAACCAGCAAAACGACAATGGCATAGTCAACGTGCATATTCAGCACAAGGCCAAGGCAGATAAGAATAATCGAAATTATCACAACGATCATGCCAAAGGTGCTTACGTTCTTTTCACTGCATTGATTGTTGCAATGTGAACACCATGCGCCAAAACCTTTGTTTTGAACTGAGTTAGCCATCTCAAAGCATCCTTGGATTATCAGAGGAATCATAGCTCTATTCGCTTGATACCGCTACCCATTTCCCGCCCAAAAATCCGCACCGTAGACAATTCGGCCTGTGAGTTAATCGATCACAGGAGCCGGAATCAATGGCAAATGCTCAAACAACCGCTGCGGGCGCAACAGTCAAATACAAGACAACCTCTGGCGGTTCTTATGCTGCCATTCCCTCGGTCATCAGCTTTGAACCCGACAGCCTAAAGAACGGCGTTATCAAGCTCAAACGAGCTTTGCAAGATGCTGCTGGCTCCCGCTGGCGAGTCAAGAAGTCAGGCGATCCGGAAGCGGGCACGGTCAAAGTCACATGCGTTTGGAACGCTGTCGATTATGCCCTCGTTCGTGGCTGGATCGATACCGGAACCAACGGGTTGTACTTCCAACTTCAGATTCAGGACATCACCACCGGTTCCATGTGGGAGCGTATCGGCTTCATCTCCGAGATTGATGAACCCAAGGCAACACAATCAGACGAAGGCGGCGAGGAAGTTCTTTGGGGCTTCACCATTGAAGTCACCGGCGAACCTACATTCACCGCTGGCTCTTAACCCTTTGGAGTGTTTTGAATGTCGGCATCGTTTCAGGATTTCAAGGCGAAGGTTGCCAGCAAAAAGACTGTCATCGGCAAGGTGACAGTCCCAACGCTGGGAGAAGTCTCACTCTGCAAGATGTCAGCCGCAGATCGTGACCGGGTTCAACGGGCAGCCATCCGAGAAGAAGAGAGCACGTTCTACCGTGCTCGAATCGTCGTGGGTGTGGCTTGCGATGATACCGGGGCAAAGCTGTTCACTGTGAAGGACGAACAGTGGCTGAGTGAGCTTGACGCTGACCTGCTCGACCCGATTGTTGCCGAATCCAACCGCCTCGCTGAATCGGTGACGGAAAAAAACTTAAAGACGACCACTTCCGACGCTTTGCCTACCGCTTAGCGATGGCTTGCGGTCGTCTGCACGTTGACGAGATGCTTGACGAGCTTGATGAGGACGAGTTCAGGGAGTGGCAAGAGTTTGCAAGGCTGGAACCATTTGGGCCAGCCATTGACGACCTAAGAGGCGGGATGATCCTGGCAGCACTTCATGAACCGTACCGAGACGCCAAGCGAAAAAACAAACCATTCTCGGCTGATGATTTCCGGCTGGGATATGTGCCCAAGCGAAGGCAGACGCTTAGCGCGAAGGCACTGATAGCCAAGACAACCGCCATATTAGGGCCACCCCAAGTATGTCAGCTTCAGTAGGCAATCTGGCAGTCGTGCTATCGGCCACAACGGAGCCGATGGTGCAGGATTTGAAGAAGGGAGAGGCTGCGCTTACTAATTTCGGCAAGCATGCTGATTCGCTTGGCAATAACAATTTCTTCGAGAAGTTCAACGAAGGCGCAGAGCACTTCGTTAAGCACCTGATGAGTGCCGGGCTTGCGATTGTCGGCATCTCGTCTGCGTTCTCGATGCTTGAACGTGGGATGGAGTTGGCAGAAAAGGCAGAGATGGCCCACATCTCTTTCAAACTGCTGACTGGCGACATCAAGATAGCTGACGAGCTGCTAGCAGAACTCAAGAAGACGGGTTCTGATTTAGGTGTCAGCTTCGGAGACTTGCGGTCGAATGCCCAGCAGATGCTGAAGTTTGGGTTTGATGCAAAAGACATCAACCCCATTCTGAAAATCATCACCAACTACGGGCTGGCTCTTGGCGATGTCAAGGGAACCACTGAAGGGCTGATTCAAGTCTTTGGCGCATTGCGTGATAAGCCTGCCTTCGATTCTCGTTCCATGCGGGCAATGATTGAGTTCGGTATTCAGCCTTGGGAGTCTTTGTCTCGCATCCTCGGCAAAACTAAAGCCGAAGTCAAAGAGATGCTTGACGCTGGCATGATCGACGTGCCAACCGGTATGAAGGCTGTGCTTGAAACCCTGGCAAAAAAGGGCGAGGGCGGCGCAGCAGAAGTTGCAGAAACGCTTGGCAGCAAGAAAGGGCGAATCGGGCGGCTGATGGATAGCGGTCTGAAGAAGGTAGGCGAGGAAGCAATCGGCTTCTTTGACTTCATGCTGAAGAATGCTGGGATGATGCCCAGCAAAATGACCAACGAAGGCGGGGATAAACTCGACAAGGAAGTTGAGAAAATCCAAGAGCTGAAGAAGGCTGTTGACCCTGCAACTATTGCCTTTGAGAAGTTCCAGAAGAAGGCACAAGAGGCAATCGATACGTTCGGCATGTCCGACATGGAGAAGCAGCTAAAAGAGTTGCAAAAGTTCGGCTTGTCTTCAGAGCAGGCGGCACAGGCCCAGGCCTTAGTGAAACAGATTGAGAATCAGATCGCTGCCAAGAAAGAGCAGATCGAAGCAGAGAGAGAGTTTCAGCAGGCATTAAAGGAATCGGTTAAAGAGCAACAGCATCTTGTAGCAGCGATTACTGCCGCTGGTGTGAAGGGTGGGCTTGGCGATTACCTTGCCAAGCAAAAAGACATCACCGACCTTCAGAAGCAAGCCAACAAATTGCTCGAAGATAGCCTTTCGCCTCGGGAGAAGATGACACAGGAAGTTGAGAAGGCAAAGGATGCTTTTCTCGCTGGGAATCTGAACGAGGCCGAATACATGGCCTTGATTGGCAAAGCCAAGAAAGACTTTGACGCTGCGCAGCATGCGATGGAGCCACGGTTCGCCGGGGCTGCTGAAGCTGGGAGTCAGGAAGCATATTCGGCAATCATCTCTGCCCAGGCTGGCACCAACAACATGCAGGACATTGTTCAGAAGCAATTAGACAAAGCTGTCGAACAAGTCATGCAGACTAAAAAGCTCATCGAAAAACAGGGCGATATTGTTGCCGCTATTAACAGCCAGAAGGCTGGCATGAAGCAAATCACCTTCGGGACTGGAGGCGGCAACTAATGGCCATCCTCCAAGTCATCGAGTACCAGCGTGAAACCGACATCGGGCTGGAAATCGTTCACAAGTTCCTGATTCCTCGGTTCTCCACCAGCCGAATGTTTCAGGTCGTCACCGATTCGCCTACGACTTCGCACCTCTCGATACAGTTCGATAGTCGCATTCCGCAACTGTACTCGCTTCATCCTGAGTACGGCGGTTCCATCTGCAAGAAAATCAGCATCAAGCAACACGACGATGAAGAATCAATCATCTTCGACGTTGTTGCTGAGTATGACGACAAGTTCGACGGGGCAGACCCTGAGAAGCCGACTGACAACAACCCGTTGAATCGACCAACGATCATCAGCGGCGGTTCTAACGAGCATGATGAAATCGTTGTCATCGATGTTAATGGCGTTCCGGTTCAGAATAAGGCCAAAGACTCTTTCGACCCGCCTTTGACTCGCAAGGGTGGTGCTCTTCGTTTCAGCATGACGAAGAACTATCCAACGCTCGATCTTGCGTACATCCGCAGTTACAAGAACGCCATCAACTCTGATTCATGGTTCGGGCAGGCGGCTCAAACAGTTCGCATCGCCAACATCACATTCAGCCGACAAATCGAAGACATGCAGGTGAGCGATACGGTCACGGTCAAGGTGGTGTACTGGACTTATACGTTTGAGTTCGAGATTGCCGACGCTGGTTTAGGCGATGGCACTTGGCGCAAATATGTGCTCAACCAGGGCTATCGGTATCTCTCAGGCAGCGACCTCATTCCGATCACCGGCAAAGACGGCTTACCTGTCAGCAAGCCAGTCAATCTTGATAGCTCTGGCGGCGTTGGATCACCTGCCTCACCCGTCTGGCTCACCTTCGACGTTTACCGGCAACTCCCATTCGCAGCACTTAACCTTGTGTAAGGAGACATAACACATGGCACTGGCTCAACAGATCATTGGAGACGTGCAGATTGCAGGCAACCTGCAAGCTCAGACGATGACGATTCCTTCAAACACCGTCACCAATGCCAGCGTGCAAGCGGCGGCTGGCATCGCAGCGACCAAGCTGCAAAAGCGAACCTATGCCCACTACTTCACGGCAACAGGAACAGCGGTTGCGACGATCCGCATTCCCATTCACCGGGTAAAAGGCGCAACGGGCACGATCAATTCGTTCAAATGCGGAAACACCGTTCTGAACATCGGAGCCGCTACGATCTCGATTCAGTTGAAGAAGAACGGCTCAAACATCCTTTCGGCTGCTACCGTGCTCGACACTGGCAATACTGCCTATGTCGCAGAAGACGCTGCCGGGTTTACTAGCTCTTCGCTGGTGGCTGGTGACATCCTTGAAGCCGACATCACGGCAACGGCTGGCGGTGGAACGCTGGGGCAGGGCTTGTTCATTATTGCCGAGATCGACGAGGACGCTGCTTAATGGCTGGCGAACTGGTTGGAACTGATGAACCGACAATGAACCGAGTGCTTGCGGCGACTCGACGGGTAGAGAGTATGCCCATCTTGTCGCCAAGCACTCGCAACCGTCCACAGTTTTCCGTCTCGCAAATCATCGTCCCTCGCAGCGGGCCAGATGTCAACGACATGTACACCTGTGATATTTACATCGTCAACGATCCCATCACCGGCACTTATACGCAAGTCTCCACTGGCCAGAAAATGATACTTCTGCCGAGCACCCTCTAATGTCTGTGACTCTCGACAAGCCGATTATCGGGCTGCGGGCTTCTGCCAATGGAAGTGCCGCAGTCTTCGTGCCGGGAGCGGAAGGGTTCTGTGATGGCGTTACATTGAACCAGCCGTACGTCGGGCTTCGTGCTTCCTCTGATGGCAATGATGTTGTATTTGTGGTGGGCGATCAGAAGTTGAACGGCGATGGAACGCTAATCCTAAACAAGCCCTACATCGGGCAACTATCCAGCATTGACGGCGATGCTAAGGTTTTCACGCTAGCAGGCAAGCAATGCTGTTACTGTACAACCACAACCGGCTGGCCTGAACCGACAACGGGACGCCATTTCCGTGGACGTATCACCAGCACTTCTGGCATTCGTGATTTCCCGATGTGGTACAGCGATGACATCTACAACAAGATCTAACTTGCTGGAATCGATTTTAT